ATATGCATTTGAATCTTCTTCATCGTTTTTACCTGGCATAGTTGTATTTCCTTTCTTTTGATTAATTTGGTCAAGGCTAAATCCTATAGGGTGAATCCCATAACCACCTCGCACATGGAGACCATATTTTCGTTGTTTATGTCGGGCTCCGCGTCCTGCACATACTCGCCGGTCTCCGGGTGGAAGGCCGGCAATACAGAATCCATTAGAGCGATGTGGGCGAGATCCTCAAGATTTTCATCGAAAGTCCCCTTTACTCCGTAGTGGGCTAAGATGCCCTTCTTTACTGCTTCGATGTTCATCCGGTGGTTACGTCTTCCTTGCGCATATTCTCTAGGTTCTCAACCATTAGACCTAGTTGTTTATTTCTAGACTCCATATCTAGATAGTCATCAAGGTTGATCATCTCGCATAGGAGAGATCCATTATCCTTCAGGCATTTACCCAGATCTCCCACTGAGCGCATATAGCCCTTATCCGACTGCCTAAGCTGTCGGCGCATGAGTTGTGAGCTGTGCAGCAATCCACTTAACCGGTTATTAGCACACAACATCTTAACATACTTGATCTCGTTTTTGATATACCACACGGCTTTGTTTATATCGAGATCCCTAGTTCCCTTGTGCTCCATCCGGTAGATATATTTGAATGCATTGGATAGATTGGCACACATATGGTTCATAAATAGAACAGCTGGAAATCCACTCTCATGGGAGTTATAGTGCGATGGTTGATTTACCAGCTCACGCTTAGCGGGTGCAACCTCCACTGAGAATAGTTCCGGTTTGTGATCTTTGAGCCACTTGAGCCTGTTTTCATGTTCGCTCAAAGCGGTGGCTATCATGTTAAGCCCTGCATTGTGGCAGTGTTGGAATGATTCGTCTACTGTCATGTTAATATTATTTTTTAAGTGATAGTGTAACCAGCTCATCCAGGTTCTTTACATCTGGGTGCGCTAACATAGTCTTCTTCGCAGCCTTACGGGCCGGAGTGGCCTTGTGGCCTAGTGTGGTGAGGGATATCGTGATCCCGTCTTCGAGATCCTTATCCTCTTCGCTTTGCTCCACCTTATTAGGTGGTGTAGGGGGTTCTACCTTGAACATGTGCTTGATCAAGTCCTTTCCGACCTTAGCCCCCAGTCCGGGTAGTTTCATCAGAGCTTCAGTATCCTGCTCCTCAAATATGCGGAGTATCTCATCCTCATCCAAGTTAGCGATCGCCTTCAGGAATCCCGGTGTTCCGAATCCTCTTAGGCCTGTGGCCTCTAGATGTAACTGGTAGACCTTTAGTGAGTGGAATACATAGGTGGTGCAGTCCCCGGTTGTCATGTTTATGCGCGGCATAAGGAATGCATGGATAGACCGCATCCCCTGCGCCCCAGTGCCTAGATACTCAGTGTCCCCCTTCACAACAGATACTTGGGCGTGGAACTTCGTCTGAGACATCTCTGACACTTTACAGTGCCTTATAAGTCGATTCAAGGTAGCACCTCAATCCCATCAAACTTACCTGGAGATAGGATGATCTTTCCATTATACTTACCAATCGGTAGGCGCTTCCTGATGGAGTCCTTTACGATGGTGAGTTCTCTCTGTTTCTTTTCAGGTGCCGCCGTGTGGGTTACCGTGTTGAGTGATTTCATATGCATGATCACCACTTGATTCACATCCCCATTATTGAGACCATAACGATAACGATCATCGGACTCCACTTGATTAGATTCTTTCCGGGAATGTGTTCCCTCTAAGGTCTTCTTGAAAGACTTTTCAAGTTGCTCCTTCGCTGTCTTGAACAGTTCTTCGTCGGCTCCCCCAGAGTTGGGGATTGTAGGGAGTAGGATCAAGCTCTTCTTGATCATTTCGTGGTATCCGTTCTCTGGATCCAGCAGCTCCACATCCATAGTGGATAAGCTTCCTGAGCTTGCTGCGTAGTTTGTTATTCTTAGCTTCTTGGAGCCGCGGTTGGCTTCATCAATTATCTTCTTTGTTTTTTCTATGAGCATTGTTTTTTTCTTTGAATTCGACACCCCCTGAGCGGAGGATATCTTTTAGGTTTTCGAGGTTGCCGAATGCGTTCCTCGAGTCTTTCCAGCAGTGTATGAATACACCCATCTTGGCGGCCATCTTCAGTTTCATATTGAAAGTTTCTGTTCGATGACCCTTTGTGTCGATGACCAACTCGTCATCGACAATGAAATCTGCTTTGTAGCGAATAGGTTGATACTTCTTCCCCCTAAACACAAAGGAATCTTGCAGGACGATATACTCCTGCATGGTGAATCGATCTAGGCCGATCAAACCCTTCAGGAGTAGATACCCATCCTTCTCCCACATTGAGTCGAATAGAATTCCATCGGCAGTCCTCTTACTTTTATCCACTACCTTGTAGCGTCCATCCTTCTTAGGCTTTTCTAGCCCGAGTTGCTTCTGAAGGTGTAAGGGGAGATCTTTAGGATTGATTCCCATTAACTGCAAAGAAGCGATCTAGCGCTTCTCCTAGTCCGGGTTGATTGACGGAAGCTTCTTTGGATATTCCCTCCTCCAGATCACAGATACCTTTTCGGTGTACGGTCTGCATAGTAGCTGCAATTCCCAGGAGAGCGTCACCCATAGGTCCGTTCATGTTGGATGCCGCTTTAACGTAATTGGGAGCCATGTCGGCATACTCAGACGTGGCAATTAAGCCAAACCCTTCTGATATGTTTTTATTTTCGATACAGGCTCGAACCGACATACCTAGTAGGACATCATCTTGGGGTAACGAGGCTCCCTTAATAAGCTCTACTGCGCCTTCCCATCCCAGCTTGTTTACGTTGTCACAAACCTCTCCGAGTCGACCCTGCGACACAGCTCCAACAATATCAGCAAGTGCGGACTTCTTAACCCGCTGGGAGTCTCCCAATATGGTCAGCGTTAAGCACTCCAAAGCATCTTTGTAGTTGGCCATCTTCACATCCTCCTCTGGGAGGTCTATGACTTCTTCCTCGGGTGAATCTTCGACCTTTGATTTATTACGTCGAATGATTACACGTCGTGGGTTTACACGAGTAGGTGCTTTAGCTCGTGGAAAATTCTTCTCTAGAGTCTTGTGTGTCACCACACCACTAGCCAAAGCCATAAGTAGCATAGCTGCCCCGGGAATTGAGAGGGCGGTCTCTGCCAGTGTAGGAGCTCTATCACGCGCCGACTTCATAGCACCTGCTTCCGTCTCTAACATGCCGATATAAGCTTGTTGGGCATCATCCAGCTCCTTCTGAAGCTGCTGTTTACGAAACTTCTTATAGATTCCACGAACCAGCGCGTAACCTCCTAGGCCTGTGAGAACACTACCCGCTAATGCGGCCGATGGTATGCCTAGGGATGCGGCCTGCTTCTGGGCCTGAGGTAAGTTCAAGTACAGGATGTCATCATCTTCTGAAGTATCCTCCCCGGAAGCTTGTTGTAAATTCTTGAGGTAATGCACTAGGGATACACCAGTACCAGCAGCACCTCCGACAGCTAAACCACCCATAAGGTAGTTCTGTAATATGTGACGATCTGCCTCGGATAAGTCGGGCATGGCTAAAGCTTTTTTATGCATAATTATTAGTCGGTCTGTATGATTTGTTTATAGCTGAGTTCTGAGTAAAGCAACGCCGAAACGAATCCTGATTTCTCGGAGAACTTAGTCTCTATATTTTTGATGATGACTCCTGGAGCGCCAGTGGGAACACTCCTAGCAAGAATCTGGTTCATTGTATCCAGTTCTGATTTCTCACTTAAAGTGAAGGCTGCCATTATAGGAGGTCCTACCTTTACGGTTTTTCTGTGCTCTCTATACTGGTTGGCGATCGAGGGAGTAGGTTGCCATGCCTTTTCCCAAGCAAACTGGGGGACGGGTTCTACGGGCTCGGAGACCTCCTCATCTTTTTTTGTAGCCTCTGCCTCCTCAGTAGTGGAAGACTCGTTTGGAGTCAGCCCTAGTGGTTGTATTTCGTCCGAATCTTCATCCGGAATCTTTACGCCTGTTCCTGTTGCTGCCATATAATTATTCGAATGTGGTTGTTACATTTTTAACCGCTTGCTCAGGAGAGATACCGCGGTCTTGAAGCTCTCGCTCAATCTCCCCAGTCAACTCTTGATAGCGGTTCTTACGAGCTTTAAGTTCTTCTGCGGCCACGTCGTCCTGACCTGTGGCCCTATCTACTGTATTGTAAAGTGTCCCGCCTACGGCACCCGTACTGAGTGCCAAGAGTATCAAACTCTTTAAACCCCCAGACCCAAGAGCCACCATACCCGGGATCTTTTTTGCGATCTGGGTGGCTGACTTAGTTGCTAATACTTCCGATGCATCTTTCTCCAACTCACGTGTGATGACGTCGGAGGCGGCATCGGTGAATACTTGATAACCCGGATTCCAAGGATCTGAGATTATGTCATGGTAGAGATGATAGCTTGCAGAGGCTTCTTTACCTGCTGCGTGAAACAGACTCGCGGCAATTACAGCCGCCTGCTTATGTAGGGATCCAGACTCATCTGCATCCATACGTTCTACGAAGGCTTTAGCTCCTGCTACTTCTGAAGGTGCTATGCCCGATAAGGACATACCAAGTGCTTGTGATTGTATGCTCATAATTTATTAATATGGATTTCCGAAAATGTCGCTACCGACGTGGGAACGTTGCCCTAGGGCGTCAGTCCTACCTCCGCCGCCAAATGTGTTAACAAGTCCAACACCGCCTAAACCCATCATCAGGGAGGGTATTAAACCTAGTCCAAACAAATATTTAGCAATGAGCGTCATAGCTCCGCCGACACCAGCAGTCATAACTACTTGCCCAAGTTTAGCTGCTTGAGCTCCAGACAATAACTGGATACCATGTATGAGAGTGGACTTGGTGTTTCCTGAAGCCTCGAAACTACTTTGAACAAGCCTAACTAGATCATCCCGGGGATCTCCTCCGGGGAGTCTGTAGGCCTGTTTAGCGAACCCTGAGTAAGCCCCACCAGCAGATCCGAGCAGTCCTAGTATCAAGGCCAACATGGGCGCTGTTCCACTTGTCCCCGTAAGTTTGTCTTTAAGAGCTCCCGCAGCCCCGCCTACAGCAGCGCCGGTAACCCCATAGGTCAGGGCCCCACGTAAGGGGCTCTTGCCGATAAGGCTCTTCACGAAGTCAGGTTCTATACCCCCTTGGATAAATTCCCGAGCCCGAGTTCCCAAACTAGTTGGGTGTATTAAATTTGAAATAGATCCATCAGGTCTGCCAGGTCTCCATCGATTACGAGCATAAGCCAGTGGATCTAAACTTCCTATAGTCTTCTCAGCATCCATCTGGGAGTTGGTGAGAGTCCTAGGGCCATCTGGGCTATACACTAGATTAGTTTTCTCAGGATCTCCCGAGGAACGTCCTAATGTTTCGCTGATAGTATCCAAGCTCATAGCTCACCTCCATGTCCAGATCCTACGATACTGCCAGTTTGCGCCTCTAGGTTGGGATTGGGTAGGTGTCCATTCATAGGTTCGTCGTCTCTAGAGGTGGTCACGGAAGAGCGTCTAGGCGGCAGACCCTTAGGCCCTCCGACAGACTTTACGCTCCGCAAGTATGCATTGATTGATTTAGCTATGTCGGCTGAGGTGGTTCCCATTTGGACAGTCTGGATATAGAGTACATTCTATCAAGTCTGAAATGATTACTATCCACCTGGTGCAATCTGACCCTGATTGGCCATCTGTCTTCCTTGGGACGCGCCTTGGTTGCGGATCTCTTCTAATTTCTGCTTAACCAAAGCATGCATCTGCTCATCAGTAGCAGCCAGACGTTGAAGCTCCTGACTGCGCTGACCATCCGTAATACCTTCTTGAAGTAGGGACATTGCAATCTGTTCTGCCTCCTCCATACGATCCCCGGGAGTGGTTTTAGCACCTCCAGCAGGAGACCCCGCCGCACCTTGCTCTCCTTGACTGGCTTGCAGGATATCTTCTGGAGAGCCCATCACCTGTTCGCGTTCGTAAGACTCCATAATCTTGTTACGTGCCTTCTCAATTTCAATATCCTCAAGAATGCGCTCTTTAGCCTCCTCCACGGGATCATGCACACCAAAACCTTTATAGGCTTTAGCTCTAGTAATCTCTCCCCCAGCTGACAGCTCCATGTAGATCTGCTTCTGCTCCAAGTCAGATGCCATAGATGGCATCTGCAGAGAAACCCCACCATGGGGCTTGTTCATAAAGTCGACTATCTTTCGCACAGTCCAGCGCAGCAAGTTGCTGTTATTAGAGTGAACATACCGGAAAGTATTTTCGAACAAACGAAGTGCTGTGGGTATGTTAGCTACCTGTAAAGATCCTCGGAAAATCTCCGCAGGGTATCCAAAGGAGTCCAACATGTTATCGGTTTGATATTTGATCAGTTCCTTAGGCACCATGCTCTTGTGCATATCAGCGCCAAATTCTTGGTAATTGATGGGTTCCGCGAACGAGTGCATTGCCCAAGGGTTCTGTCTGCGGTCTTTAATCATCTGACCTACATGGAAAGAGAAGTCATCCCGGTTACCCAGAATACCAGCAGATAGATCATCTCCTCTTGCTGGGGGTGGGCTGAAGAGTCGGAAGGGTAGCATGTAGTCCCTCCCTACAACCTCATCGACCATGCGATACACCTGCATCTGGTGCAGTTGAGAATAGTTGGCTATTACCTCAGGTAGGCCCCAGCCTTGATTACTGATGCCACTCACTACCGGAGCTTTATAATGGAATATCTCCCCCGCATTAAACAGGAAGTCTTCTCCATTTTTAATCGCCTCTAGCATAGCCAATGGAGTCTCATTGACCTGCCAGATGTGCTTGCCATTTTTAATATCCTTCTTGAACCACTCTTCAAACCTGTAGATATACCGAGTGTCTCCGCTGATGAAAGAGTGATGCAGGAGCATCCTCCGGGGGTCTAGTAGGCGCATCTTAATCTTAGTAGGATCTTTTGACCTAAAATCCATGAAGGGTAGGCTGACCCTCTGCCCTGGGTTTACAGGGTCTTGTACCGTGTAGGTCATATCTTGGATATTGAACTTGGCACCATATCCAAACTTCTTGATCGACCATCTGCGATATTTACCAAATCTACGATCCACTAGGAATCGGTCAAAAGGTATGTGCATACGTATAAAGGCGTTACCATAACATTGCTTGGTAAGTATCCCATTACCCACCGTGAATGTATGGGTGTCCGGCTCTAGACAGCAGAATACCTCTTCATACCTATCTGTGTTCCGGATTGCTCTTATACTTACATACTTACCGTAGGTCGAGTCTGGGGCTTCATTAGCCTCGAAGTTGCTCCTATGCTGAGATAATAAGAAGTCTTCAGATCTCATGGTATTACGCTGAATACGTAGAACGTGGTAAGATGTCCCGTTAACCTCATAAGTGTAACCATCACGAGCCTCAAAAACTACATCACGCTCATACGGACCTCCCACCTCCGAACTAGCTATCATGCCTATCCGGGGTAGGTGCTTGGCTACCGCATCCAAAACGTGTTTATGTTTTTGTGCTATAGACACACAACCATCCCGCTCATCTGCATGCCCATCTGCTGCCAAAAACCCACTAACAAACCCATACCAATAAGATGCGGATTCCTCATCGGAAGGAAGTTCCTTATAATTATCCGGATGTCCGCTCTGGTAATGCTTCTCGTAGCGGGTCTCACAATCGTCGCGGCGTATAGGGTTGTGGTGATCTTCGAAGAACTGGAACATCTCCTTGTCCTTCTCGCAGCAGAAGTATGCACGTGTTTGTTGCGTATTCTTATGTGCATTTACGGTTGTCCCATCTCCAAATATAAAACCATGTCTGATACCTGTGAAATAGTCGTCATTCTTATCTGGACGATTTAAGGCAGCCTGTCTTGGTATCTTATACCCGAGAAGAAGTTCTTCTGTAGTCTTCTCGACTATCTTACTGGAGTTGTTCTTAACGATCCATTTATGCTCTGGTGTAGCTAAAAACTTTTGACCATCTGAAAGCTCAACCTCCATGAGGGGCTGCTTACCGTGGGATTTAAACTCCACCGGAACATAGTTACCTGTCTGGTTTATAATATGAACCTTACGCCCGGCAAGCTCCCTAATAGGAAATACACCCTCTAACGTAGGAACCGATGTGTCCCCTTGAAAACATGAAAATTCTTCCCCGACAAACTGTAAAAAGTTACGTATATCCAAGGTTATGTCCAAGTAATCGTATAACTGATCCCGCTCGTTTGCATCCCCAAAATCGCTATCCAAATCAAAGTCAGTCACAAAGTGCGCAATCATTCTCTTGGATGCTTGGCGATACTCCGGGTTCTTGAAGTATAGGAAAAGAGCCAGATCCAGAGCAGAGTCCAATGTCTGCGGTATCCCCTCCGTGGATGGGAGAAAGAATGGATCATAGAATTTAGACTTTGATTTATTATAAACCAAATCCATGGGGTTATTGGTATGCATATTAGTCTAAGTCTATTTTCAGATCTGCTAAATCTTTAATTGGTTTTTCCCGCTTGGATAAGGCTTGCCCCTTCTTCACACGAGTGCTTTGCCCTCCGCTTCGTTCAGAGGGTGTTACACCCACCTCCACGCGGCCGGTCTTTGTCATATGTGACTCTTCATCTTCCATGCTAGATATCCTTAACTAAGAAGCTCAGGATGGTAAAGGGTAATTCTTCGTGCTCTATAAGTCCCCCTAGATACATACCTTCCACGTCTCCAGATATTAACTTTAGGACATATGTGATTCCATTTTTGGGAATAGGGTGGCCAGAGTCCTTTGTTAATATTAGTGTCACATGTGTGTTAGACTCTAACACAGCAATGGGAAACATCTGAAAGTCTGCAGACTCCGACTCTATGGTTATACGGGTGGGGTTCCTGTTTAAGAACTTAGCAACTTTTTCTAGAGTTGGACTAAGTTCAGCGGGTAATGCCCTACGCGGGGGTACTGTAAGGGGTGTTGGGGTGTTTATCGATACATGTCGCAACCCCGTAACAGCCTCGACTGGTTCAGAATCCTCTGGGGGTTGTGGTGGTATATCTATTTCCAAAGGTGGCGTAGGAAGATCCCCGGTAGGCAACTCACCACTTAATACTTGGGCTAGGAGCCTTTCACGGGCACCTACAGAAGGTGGTGTATTTTCTAAATTAAGGGATACTGGTGATTTTTTTACAGGCATACTATTAATTGTTTATATCGCTTCGGATGTATAGGTATGCATTCTCTAAAGAGGCATAGCATATGTTGTAAGTGGTCAGTTCAATTGCCCTGCTCTTACCCTCAACACAATACTGTCGTGCAGTCTCGCCTATGACCCGCTTCAATGTCATGCTAGGGAGAAGCGCTTGATCTACGCTGAAGAATAACCCTATCGGACTGTTAGGTATGTGGGGGAAGAGTAAATTCCATTCCCCGTCCAATTGCATTATGTCGAGAGTGATATTTTTTTCTAGAAAAAATAGAACAATAAGTTTCACAATCTCATGGAAACACACTTGGGCATCCAACCCGTTTTTATTCAGCTGCGCCTTTCTATAGGCCTTTACAGATTTTCCAATCAGGGTGGATGTGGCATTTTTTGATCTATCTGAGCGGAACAGCGTTAAACCTAATAGCTTCGATACCCGGGTTCTAACCTCAGGAACTTTAGGT